TGGCGTCATCATCGTTGGCCATACCCGCTACAAAGCCGCATTGAAGCTTGGTCTGACGCAGGTCCCGGTGCATGTGGCCACCGACCTTCCGCCAGAAAAAGTGAAGGCATACCGTATCGCGGACAACGCCACCAACGAGATCGCCCAGTGGGATTACCAGCTTCTGCCGATTGAACTCTCGGCGCTTAAGGAGCTGGATTACGACCTTGGCATGCTGGGCTTCGATCAGGATGAGCTTCAGCGGATCATGTCCGGCGACGTGGAGGAAGGCCTGACTGATCCGGACGATGTTCCGCTGCCACCCGATGAAGCGACCACGCAGCCAGGTGACCTGTGGATTCTGGGGAACCATCGCCTGCTTTGTGGGGATTCCAGCAAGCCCGAGGATGTCGACCGCCTGCTCGATGGCCAAGTGATCCATCTTGTAAATACCGACCCGCCGTACAACGTGAAGGTCGAGCCGAGAAGCAATAACGCCATCGCCGCAGGTTTGTCATCCTTCGCCGCCACCAAGAAGAATGCCATCGACAGCGCCGATGCCAAAGGTATGCACCACCAAGGATTCGACCTGGCCAGAGACAAGAGCAAAGCCAGGGGCACCACCAGGCAGATGCGTGCCAAGGATCGTCCGCTGGCCAATGACTTCGTGACCGACGAAGCGTTTGACGGCATGCTCGATGCCTGGTTCGGCAACATGGCCCGCGTACTCAAGGAGGGATGCGGATTCTATATCTGGGGCGGATACGCCAACCTGGGCAACTATCCGCCGTTCCTCAAAAAGAACGGCTTGTACTTCAGCCAGGGGATCATCTGGGACAAGCAGCATCCGGTGTTGACCCGAAAGGATTTTATGGGGGCCTTTGAGATTGCTTTTTACGGCTGGAAGGAAGGCGCGGCTCATCGCTTCTTCGGTCCCAACAACGTCACAGACCTCTGGCATGTGAAGAAGGTCAATCCGCAATCGATGGTGCATCTGACCGAGAAGCCAGTGGAGCTGGCGGTCAGGGCGATGCAGTATTCATCGCTGGCAGGTGAGAACGTGCTGGACCTCTTTGGTGGCAGTGGCAGCACGCTCATTGCCGCCGAGCAGACCGGGCGTCATGCCTACCTGATGGAACTCGATGCGCTCTATTGCGATGTGATCGTGCAGCGATGGGAGAAGTTCACTGGGAAGAAGGCGAAGCGGATCACCGTGACGGGGCAGGCGGGAACTGAAATGCCGGAGAAAACCCCAGCCGAGCTGGCCGGGGTTGGTAAAGGAGCGACCCGGTGAGGTCAGGCGTTAAAGGCGAACATTCCGCGAGCAGTCTTCTTGAAGCGCGACTCGCTGCCCTTGGTCTTGATCTCGCGAAGGATGGCGGCGTAGATCGTGGCTGTGGGTGTTGCACCACCGGTGGTCCACAGGCCTTTGTCGAGCATGGTCTGAACGAGGTCCTTACAGTTCATGGGGGCGTTGGCGTCCTTGAGAACCTGAGCGGCGGCATCCAGCCCGCTGACTTTTGTTGCCATGGTGGGTTCAGATGCGGGCGAGCTTGCGTTTTGAGCAGGCGCTTTGGCCTTTCCTCGCGGCTTGCGCGGGGTATTGGATGCGTCAGAGCTATGCGAGGTTGTGGTGGTCTTCCTGGTCATGATTCGCTCTCCATTGGCCGTGTTGGGTTATGTGTGGCTGGCCAGGCCGGCAGGGCAAAAAGCTCTTCAATCCTGGAACCGCTGAAGCTCGCGGTAGTAGTCGTGGATGTCGCTGTTGGTTCCGCGATAGCCATCTGTGCGGGCCTGAATCTCGGTGGCAATGGCGTAAAGGTCCTCGTCGCTGATGCGGTTGGTGATTTCCCAGGTCTTGATGGCCAGCTGGCCGTTTACGGTGGCCCGGAGGGTGCTGTCGATACGGATGGTGAGGGTGTTGGGCAGGCGTTCGATGGCGACGTGTCCGGCGCGGCTGTCGAGTTCGATTCGTCGTGTTCGCATGGTCGTGCTCCTTCTCGTGGTGGGTTAGTCGGCGTCGGCGAGGAAGTCTTCGATGGAAGGGCGATCGATCTGGCTGATGAAGCTCACCAGGTCGATCAGGTCGCTGCGGACCTTGCCAAGCTCGCCTGCTTCGCCCCAGCATGGAGTCTTGGCGCTGGCGGCTTTGGCGTGCTTGTCGAGTTCCATCTGCAGGACGTCCATCAGGCGGGCGATGTCGTTCTGGTGGGCCTTGTAGGTGTCCTGGGCGGTGTTGCGTGGCATGGTGTTCTCCTTGGCGTGTTGACATGTTCATTAAGCCATGGGTTTGGAATGACATCAAGCGATTAATCGCTGTAATCAAAGTAATTGCAGCAAGTTAGGATGGTGAATATTGGCCGGGACCCAGCAGCATCATGATTCCACGCAGGTGAACCCGACGTCCCTGTCCGTAGGGGACATGGCCCGGCTACTGTCGGCTGCCGGGGGCCGGAAGATCACCGACCAAGAGGTGCAGGCCGACATTGACGCCGGCGCTCCGGTCGGCCCTGGTGGCCGGATGAATCTGGTCCATTACGCTGCGTGGCTCGTCAGGGAGGTCCAAGTCAAGTGAAGGTCGATCCGCGTCAACTTCGTGTCGCCGAGGCCGTGCGCCTGCTCAACGCCACCCCATTGGGCGAGGTGGTTCAGCCGCATTTGGTTTACCGACACATGAACCGGGCGGCCTACAAGATTGCCGCCCCCGGAAACCTGCGACGCATCGACTTGCTGCGTTATACCGCCTGGCTGTTCCACGCCCGGCGCGAGACGTTCGAGCCAGGCTGGACCGAAGGCGACTATGAGGCCCACAAGGACGCCGTCAACGCCCGCAGTCGAGCTTCGTCTGAATCTTCCCGCGACATCGCTGCTGAAGGCTGGGTGCATCCGCCGATCAACCCGGATCGCAAAGAGGCCTGTCGCCAAAGTTTTCAGAGGTTCTGCGAGTCCTACTTTCCTCAGACGTTCCATCTAGCGTGGTCAGCGGATCACCTGAAAGTGATCAGCAAGATCGAGACGGCCGTCATCGAAGGCGGGTTGTTCGCCATGGCGATGCCTCGTGGGTCTGGCAAGACCACGCTCTGCGAGACGGCCTGCCTGTGGGCGCTGCTGTATGGCCACCGGGAGTTCATTGCGCTGATCGGGTCGGACGAAGATCACGCCGCCGACATGCTCGATTCGATCAAGAGTGAACTGGAGAACAATGATCTGCTCGATGAAGACTTCTCTGATGTCACCGGCCCGATCCGGGCATTGGAAGGCATTCACCAGCGGGCCGCAGGCCAGTTGTATCGTGGAGCCCGCACGCACATCGGATGGACCGCCAAGGAGATCGTGCTGCCTACGATTGAAGGTTCTGCCGCCAGTGGTGCCATCATCAAGGTCGCGGGGATCACCGGGCGCATTCGTGGCATGAAATACAAACGAGCCGATGGCAAATCGGTCCGCCCATCACTGGTGCTGCTGGACGATCCGCAGACAGACGAGTCAGCGCGTTCACGTTCACAATGCACCACACGCGAGCAGGTACTGGCGGGAGCAATCCTGGGTCTGGCGGGGCCTGGCCGGAAGATCGCGGGCCTGATGACGCTCACCGTGGTTCGGCCGGATGACATGGCCGACCGCATTCTCAATCGCGATAAGCACCCTCAGTGGCAAGGCGAACGAACAAAGATGGTCTACACCTTCCCGACCAGCGAAAAACTCTGGCAGCAGTACGCCCAGCTCCGCGCCGATGGGCAGCGTAACGACACCGGCGTGGGCATGGCTACGGAGTTCTATCGCACGCACAAGGATCAGATGGACGCCGGCGCTGTCGTGGCCTGGTCGGTTCGACACAACCCCGATGAGCTTTCGGCGATCCAGCACGCGATGAACTTGAAGCTGGACCAGGGCGACGCTGCGTTCTGGGCTGAATATCAGAACGAACCCCTGCTGGAGAAAACTGACGATGAGATGCTCACCGCGGACTTCATCACTGCAAAGACCAACGGCATGAAACGTGGCGAAGTGCCTGTGGGCGCAAACCACCTGACGATGTTCATCGACGTGCAGGGGGCGCTGCTGTTCTGGTTAGTCTGTGGCTGGGAGGATGACTTTACGGGGTACGTGCTGGATTACGGGGCATACCCGGACCAGGCCTCCGGAAGTTATTTCACGCTTCGTGACGCGAAACGTACTTTGCAGATGGTACACAAGGGGACCGGCCAGGAAGGTGCGATCTACGCAGGCCTGGAAACTCTGACTGGCCGTCTGCTCACACGCGACTGGCGGCGTGACGATGGGGCAGCCATGAAGATTGAGCGTTGTCTGATCGACGCTAACTGGGGCAACAGCACGGACGTGGTGTATCAGTTCTGTCGCCAGTCGCCTCATGCAGCCATCGTGATGCCCAGTCATGGCCGATACGTCGGCGCTGCCAGCACGCCATTCTCAGATTACAAGCCCAGACGCGGTGACCGCATGGGTCTGCATTGGCGCATCCCTGCGGTGCAGGGTAAGCGCGTCTCGCGTTACGCACTAATAGACACGAACTACTGGAAGAGCTTTGTGCATGCCCGCCTGGCGGTGCCGATGGGTGACCCGGGGTGTCTCTCACTATTCGCGCCTTCTTCCCGGGGTGTTACCGGGGGCGGGGGAGATCATCGGCTCCTCTCTGAACACCTGACCGCAGAATATCGCATTCAAACCACGGGCCGGGGCCGGGAGGTGGATGAGTGGAAGCTTCGCACCCCCGGAACCGACAACCACTGGCTGGACTGTTTGGTTGGGTGTGCGGCAGCGGCGTCGATGCAGGGAGCGGTGTTGTTCGGGACGGACGTCAGACGTGCACCACGTCCACGCATCAAACTTTCCGCAATGCAGGGGAGGCAGCGATGAATCCTGCCGACAACAAACCTGAGAAACCTCAGCGAGGGCTAATCTGCCCCAAGTGCGGTTGTGGGCATTTTGAACTGGTGAAGATCAGCCACGCGGTGGGGTATGTCCGGCGTCGCAGAGAATGTCGGCATTGTGGACATCGTGTGACGACGACAGAACGCATCGTCGGTGGGGGACCTTCTGTGTACTAACGTCCGCCGGCAGACCTAATCTGATTTAATCACGAAACATCGACAACCAAATCACCTCTGCTTCCTGTCCATTAAGGGTGATGGAAGCACTCTCACCCACAACTTACTCCGGCTGGCCACCGGGCGTGACTACTGCGGCCTTTCGGCACTGCCCACGATCGCTTCGTGATGACGCGATTCAGGAGGCCTGGCTGGCGGTGGCCGATGGTCGTAACCCTGATTCGGCAGTGCGCGCCCTGGTGCGCCACGAAGCCAAACATCACGCATCCAGAGCCAGACTTGAACTCTGCTCGAGAATGCAGATTCGCATGTTCTTTTGAGATTACCTCATGCCACAGGACCTGGATCAGACCATCCGTGACAACGCAGCAGGGCCCAAGCAGGCCAGCGCTGATGGCGTGAACGTGCAGCAGCACGACCTGGCAAGTCAGATCGCTGCCGACCGCTACCTGGAAAGCAAGAAGGCATCCCGCCGTAAGGGCCTTGGCATCAGCCTGAAAAAACTCGTTCCCCCTGGAACCCCGTAACCCCTGTACCCATCGCAACCTCGGCCCCCCCGGAAGTTCTCATGTTCAACTGGCTTAAAAACCTCACTGCCGCAGCTCGTTCTGGAAACGCGTCCCAGCGACCAGCGGCCGTCCGCATGGTGCGAGGCCGGTTTGATTCGGCAATTACTAGTGACGAGAACCGCAGGCACTGGGCCTACGCGGATGGACTCTCGCCAAATGCTGCCTTGAGTACGCAGGTTCGACAAACCCTGCGGAACCGCGCCCGATATGAGGTGGCCAACAATTCTTACGCCAAGGGCATCGTGCTGACGCTGGCTCATGACGTGATCGGCACGGGCCCACGTCTGCAGATGCTAACTGAGGACGATACCGCCAATCGCGTGGTGGAAGAAGCGTTCTCGGATTGGGCAGAAGCGGTTGGGCTGGCGGACAAACTCCGCACCATGCGCATGGCCAGAGCGGACAGTGGCGAGGCGTTTGCCATCCTGACCAGTAATCCGGGGCTCGATACCCCGGTCACACTGGACATCAAGCTCGTGGAGGCGGATCAGGTCACTACGCCAGTTCATGGCCTGGCTTCTGTACAGCCGGTGGATGGGATCGTCTTTGATGCCTATGGCAATCCAAACGAGTACCACATCCTGCGCCGGCATCCGGGTGATGTTTATCAAGTGGGGAATGCGGGAAGTGAATTGTTTGACCGTGTACCTGCTTCTTCGGTGATCCACTACTTCCGTGCTGACCGCCCCGGGCAGCGCCGAGGCATTCCTGACATTACCCCGGCGCTGCCTTTGTTTGCTCAGCTGCGTCGTTACACCCTGGCGGTAATCGCTGCAGCGGAAACCGCAGCTGACTTTGCGGCGGTACTTTACACCGACGCCCCGGCCAATGGCGAAGCAGACCCTGTCGAACCCATGGACATGGTGGAGCTCGAACGCCGCATGGCGACGGTGCTTCCCGGTGGCTGGAAGCTGGGTCAGATCACCGCAGAGCAGCCCGCAACGACTTACAGTGAGTTCAAGAAAGAGATCCTCAACGAGATCGCTCGCTGTCTGAACATGCCCTACAACGTCGCAGCGGGTAACTCATCGGGCTACAACTACGCCTCGGGTCGCCTGGACCATCAGACCTACTTTAAATCCATCGGTGTGGAACAGGCGCAGATCGAATCCGCCATTCTGGATCATGTCCTCAAAGCCTGGCTCAGTGAAGCGGTACTGGTTGAAGGCCTGCTACCTCAATCTCTGCGCAAGGCCAATGCTCGGTTTGCTCATCAGTGGTTCTGGGACGGACACGAGCACGTCGACCCATCCAAAGAGGCCGAGGCCCAATCCAAGCGGCTGGCCAACAACACCACAACCCTTGCTTACGAATACGCCCGTCAGGGCCGCGACTGGGAAGCTGAGCTTCGCCAGCGGGCCAAGGAGGTGGCGCTCATGCAGGCGTTGGGCTTGCCTGTGACCCCCGGAATCCAGACCCCCGTCACGAATCAGGAGACAGAGAATGCCCAAGTCGACACCGACAACGAATGAAGAGGCTTCCAGTCCGCGCGAGTTCCAGATCGTCGCGGCGGCAGGTGAACTCCAATGGCTTGATGCCGCTACTGCGCAGGCCTCTGGAAATTCCGGGGCATCCGGGGGCGGGGGTGAGGCAAAGCTGCGTCGTTTCTCCATGACTGCCTATACCGGCGGACCCATGCAGCTTGCGGGTTGGCGATACCCCGTGGTGGTTGATCTGGCTGGGC